CCGGAGCGCGGACGTCCTGGGTGATCGCACCGTAGGAACCGGCGAGGCAGTTGCGGATGACGTTGTTGCGGATAACGGCACCCTTCAGGCCGTTGGGAGAGATTCCGGCATACCAGGGTCCCGGCGCGTCCTCGATGATGTTTCCCTCGATGAGATAGTTCGATGGATGCGTCGAGTTGGGCATCTGCCCAAGTGTGGTGATGCCGTAACCACGCAGGTGGGTGAGCCGATTTTGCCGGATGGTAACGTTGTAGATTCCGGCTTTAAAATCCACCCCATCCCCTTCGGCACCGTAAAAAGCAGGTTCATCGACCGTGTTCTGCTCGACCAGGAAGTCGTAATGGTTATCGCCGGAGAAGGGTCCCTCTACACATCCTCCGTCTTCCACGTAGTTGTAGTTAGAGGCAATGTAGATCGACTCACCGATATTTCTTTCAATGAGGTTGTGCCGGATCGTAACGTCATGGTCGATCCCGATCGGGATACAAGTCCCATCAATGACCGCTGGGGTGAACTGGAGCGTCGCACCCAGATCCGTGACGTCGTGAATCCACATATCCTCGATAACGGAAAATGAACCTCCCCATCGGACGCGTCCACCACTCCCTGTAACTTCAAAACCTCGGAGGGTGACGTGATCGTAAGACGCATCGTTGTCCCAGCCGATCGATACACAGCAGCCTCCCGTCATCCGTAGCCGCATCCGGTTCGTCCCGTGATTGGACGCCCACGCCCCGGCGAAAACATTCGTATTGTAGAACGACTCGCCATCCAGCGTGAGATGGTGCGCGGACGTGTCCGTGCGATTCACCCGCACCACCGCATCCGTGTAAGCGTTCGTCATCTCCTCAGCCGTATCACTATCCGCGTGACGGGCCGAGAAGAACACCGTCACGTCCGACACCGCGAGTGCGCGGTTGATCGCGGCCCAGTGCGCGGCCTGGTTCGGGTTGCCATCTTCGAAATCCCGCCAGGGCGTGAGCGCCGAACCATCGCCGACGCGGAGGGCGGACGGATCGACGTAGAAGGCGGTCTGGGACTCGATGGGTTCCAGCGTGACGGTCGTCTGGGCGGGCCGACCATTCGCCATGAGCTGGACGGTGTAGGTGCCCGGAACCGTAGCCATGAACGTGGTCGTGAGCGCCCACGGTGCGGAAAACCGCACTTGCCCAGGACCATCCACAAGACTCCAGACGATGGTGTCGTGGAGCGGATCCGCGGAGTGTCCAAACAACGTGGTGGTCGTTGTTGGAAGGGTGACGGTTTTGGCCGGCCCGGCATCCACCTGGGCCAGGAGGGGACGCGTCCAAACGAACAGAACGAAAACCATCCAAAAGGATCGTGTCATGCGATGTCCTACCTTTCGATTCATTGAAAAAAATGCCCCCGCCCCGCCTGGTGGTCGGAACGGGGGCCCTGTGGAAAAAGGAGAATCGTGCTAGTGGCAAAGTCATCACACTCACCAACCCACATTGAGCTGTCCGGTAATCGTGGCAAACGGTTCGCCTCTCCAGCCGCCGAGCTCGGCACGGCGGACAAACCGCCGCATCCAGAGCATGCAGAAGTCTTCATCGCGGCGCGCGATATCGTGCCGAACGCGTTCGTATTCCGCTGCGGCCGCCCCCGCCAGAAACTGCCAGACACCGAGGTTCTCGGCCTGCTTCACGTCCCCCTGCGGCTTCTGGGTGGCCTTCCAGAGGTAGCCGCGCTCCTTCGCTTTCCACTTCACGAATTCCTCGGTGAAGGGATAGGGCAGGGTATCGGCCGGCATGTTGAGCAACGGACCCCGGCGTTCATAACTGAACGTGTAGGGCAGCGACGACCAAGGATGCGGCCAGAGCTCATAGAGCATGTAGCCCAAGGTCGGGGAGTTCGGCCGCGCGTCCTGCTCATACGGGATGACGTGCGAGGGAATATTCGCAATCAGCCGCTGGGGATCCTCGAGCGCGAGGTCCACCCGCGTCTTCGACCAGTAATCCAGGGGCGCCGCCATGGTCGTATCCCGGATTTCGATGAAGCGCTTGAAGTCGGCCACCGGCGCCGGGAAATAGGCCTGATAGACCGCATAGGCAAGACCCGAACCATCCGGTTCCATCCAGTTGCGGTCGAGCGTGAACGTATTCACGCCGTCGAAGGCGATGATGTTGTAGAGCGAGTACGGCATCGTCCGGATCTGAACCTGGGTGAGCAGGGGACGCGTGCCGGCAGCCACATAGGCCTGCCACTGGGCGGAGGCCAGCGTATCGCCAACGATGGTTGGGGAATACTTCGTTGCCGTGATGGTACCGATGGACTGAGGAACGCCGGAAGGAAACAGAAGCCCGGGCGTCAGCCAGTTATCTTCCTTCAGCTGAAAGGACCACTGCTGCGCATCATAAATGAACCCCAGCGCTTCATTGATCTTCGTGACGGCGAGGGGAAACGGCATCCCCACCTCGCCACTGATTTCGAAGGCCATGTTTTGAAGCGCCATGGCCCACCTCTAGTACTGTCCGCCGAAACCGCCTAGCTGAACGCGTTCGGCCGAGAGGTTCACCCCCGCCCCGACCTCCACGTTCGTGGCGGCCACCACCCACTTGAGGGCCCACGTCTGCCGCGCGCCGATCCCCGTCGGGAAGGCTTGGATATAGTAGGTTTTCGACACCGACAGGTTGCCATCGAGAAAATCGATGTAGAACTGGAAGCGCGGAACCGTGACCACGTCCCCGCCCGAGGCCGCCTGGACGTAGGACGCGGGCCCGGCACCCCAACCGACGAAGGCGGCGCGCCGACCGATGTTGTCCGGATAGCCATGAAGGAGCGTGAGCTGCATCCGTTCTCCTTCCTTAACCTTGCTGCGGATACCAGATCAAGGACGTCAAGAGGCGCGTCGTCGCCGCCGGCACCACCAACGCCTGGCCGACGGTCGCCTGCCCCTGGGTCTGCGAGGCCGAGACGGGGGAGTCGACCAGACCCGTCGCCGTCACCGCGTTCAGGTACTGACCGATGGCCGGTGCCACATTCGAGATCGACGCACCCGCCAGCGTCATGGCGAGTCCGCCTTCCTGCACGAAGCCGTAGTTGCCCGGCGTGATGGTGTTCAGAAAGACCACCATGTGCACGCCCACGTCGCCGTGACTCGCATCGGTGACGACGTTTACATTCGTCGTGAAGTTCGGCGACATATAGCCGATCCGGCCGTTCACCACATTCGCCGCCGTTGCTGCCGTATCGACCTGCACCAGACGGTAGCGGCCCGAGTGCAGCGTGCCGTTGGTGGTGAAGGAGGCGTTGTTGGCTTCCTGCTCGGTCAGGTCGAAGTAATCGCCCAGGTTCAGCCCGCCGCCATAGTAGGGCTGACCCGTGATCGGATCGACCATGCCCGAGGGCGAGGTGAAGTTGCAGTTATTGATCGCGAGCCAGGTCGGTAAAATCTGTTGCAACGGCATTAAGGTTGCTCCTTCACTTCTTCAGGAACTGCATCGGCACTTTCAACAATCTCCTTTGCCGACTGATCAACGTCCAGCAGATCCCAGCGGTTTTCGTATTGAGCAATGCGGTCAAGTTTCCGCTTGTTCGTGTAACTCTTATTATTGGAGTTGTTCGGATGGTCCACACGCCCGAACCAAATCACCCGATTTTTGATCGTTGTTGGAACGACCCAAAAACGGTTCTCATCAATACCCCAGAGAACAAAGAAGTCTGCAACTTCGGCATAACCTTTTCTGGCTCTCACCTTCCACCGGCGTTCCCCAGATAACCAGTCACCTCGTCGTAACCCAAATCCATATGCCCCGCCAAGATAGTTGTTGTGAGGTGTACGTCCTACCACTGGAAAGGTTAGACGCGCAGTCTTGATCTGCAGCCGCAGACCATTTTCCAGAATAATGTCGGCACCTAAATCCACTGCAGGAAACATCGGCCGATATCCACGCAGGATCAACTGTGCAGCTACGGTATAGACTCCAGCTTGACCTTGCATCATCGTCCTGTGGCCATCACCCGCTTTTATCGCCATACCTCGCAAGTCCTTAAGATGTAAAGCCGTAAGCTTGACTATTATGTCTGGGTTGCACGTTATATAGGTTCGTACCCAGCCTACAGAACAGGGCGTCCATACTGACGTTGTTCGGCATCGGCGCCCGGCGCAGTCCGTAGTTCCAGCCGCGCTTGTTCGTCGGGCGGATCTTGAAGGACTCCGCTTCAAGGAAGAACAACACCTCCCCGACCGTACAGAGTGTGCTTGCCGGAAGACGCGATGCCGCACTCGGAGATGCCGGTGACGTGAAGGTCCCCGTCACCGTGTTCGCGCCCGCACCGTCAATCAGGTTGTTGTTGCCGGCCGCGCCGCCGCCTCCGGAGAGGGACAAAAACTGCGAGGACTGCGAGGAGGGCGCGAGCGGATCGGCGTAGATATCGACGCCGTTGAAGTTGAGGCCTTCCCAGGAAATATCGTGCTTGGTATTGGACACATCGCGGCGCTGGGCATCCAGGGCGTTCGCGACCGCGACAAAACCCATCACGTTGGTAATACCCAGGTTGGGCTTGCCGCCGGTGATCGTACACGCGCCCCACATCAGCATGAGCGCGTTGAAGTCGATCTGGCCGAGGCCGCCCGTCGGGTTGCCGAGCCAGAGCGGCACCGCCGAGAGTGCGGGCCCAATCACGCCGCCGCGGACGTTCGCGCCGTAGGTCGTGAAGATGTTCCCGTCCCAGGAGGGATCGATGCCGTTGTTCAAGGCTTCCGCCAGTCCATTCGAGTTCAGCACACGGTTCTGCGCGACACCGGTCGAGGTCGGCTGGCCATGGCGGAACGAGTCCATCTCGATCATCGTGTTGATCATCTCGACCATGAGCTCCATGAAGATCTGGTACTGGTTGACGACGAGCGGCGGGCCGGCATTGATCACACCGCCAGTGCCGGTACCGTCATCGAGCTCCCAGTCGTCCAGGGGGACCCACGAGACATAGGCCTTCGGATAGAACTTCATGGCCGTATTCATCTGCTGGCGGGTGACGGTCACCGTCTGACCCGGTGAGACCGCAGCGCCCTGCGGCCGGCCGTAGACAAAGCCTTCGCGCATGCCGCTTCCGCCCAGGAACGGGTCCCAGACGCCGGCGCGCCGGAGCTTGGCCTGGAAGGGCGTATCGACGAAGAGGTTTTGAAACACCACGCCGCGGCGGACGGCTTCCAGTGTGGAGGCGTCGATTTCGTTATAAAGCGGATCGGTTGGCATGGTTTAAAGCGCTCCTAATGCACCGTGGGTGCGGTCTCCGACATTTCGTTGAGGTCCTTGTCGATCATTTGCGCCGCCTGCTGATGCCGCTGCTCTTTATTGAGCGTCAGCGGGTCCCGCATCGTTCCTTGGGCGATGCCTTTGCGGACCTCGGCATACTGCGAAGGGCCGCCGACGCGCACCATCGGGTTGGACCCGCCGCGTTCGGCATACTCCTTGTGGAGGCGGGCCTCGGTCTCTTTGACAATCGCGTCGTCGTGTTCTTTCTGGCGCCGGGCTTGAGCCTCCGTCCGCAGTTTCGGATAGTCGTACTTCTTCTCAACGTAGGCCTGGAAGGGCATCCGGGAATCGGTGGCTTCTTTCCAGACGGCGCCAAACGCGTCGGGCGGCATCCGGCCATTGAGATTGAAGTACTCCTGCTGGAACCACTGCGCATTGCTAATGGCGCTCGTAATCTGGTTGAGATCGAGGCCGGGGGAGCCGGGCACGGGATTCGCCCCCGGCACATACTGACCCGTTCCCGGGTCCCGCGCGGGCGAAGCGGTTGGCGGCTGGCCGGGCGCGGTGTAGCCGGGGGCGTCTTTCGGGATGAAGCCTGCGGTTCGGGCGGCTTCATTCTGCTTGCGGTAGAACTCGACCGTGGCTTCCAGATTCGCCTTGTCGGTGCCCCAGTTGTTCAAGGCCGGCACAATCTCGTTTTCATAAAGCGCCGACTGGAGGCGCAGTTTTTCCGCCGCTTCCACTTTGGCCGCATCTGCGGCACGCTGGGCGGCTTCGGCCGTTGTCAGGACGGTCGAGAACGCGGTGATGGCTTTCCCGTCCATCGCCTTGATCTGATCGTCGCTGAAGCCGGTCTGCCTCAAGATATCTTCAACCGTTGCCATCGCTGCTCCTAGAGTGGGGGATTTTCGGCGGGTGTCGGGTTCGGACCCTGCATCAGGAGTGCCGTCTGGGCTTCCTGGATACCTTCAGCCGCCTTCTGCATGCCGGCCGCCATCGCCGGGTTTTCCTGCGCCATGCGCTTGGCGACCTGAAACATCTGCGCCAGCATCATCTGGGCCGGTGAGGCGGGGGCCTGCGACGGCGGCGCTCCGGGGGCTGGGCCGGGGGCAGGGCCGGGAGTCGGTCCCGGCGCCCCAGCCGGAGCGGAATCGGGGGTGGGCGGAACCGGACGACTCATACGATCCGCTTCCTCCCGCCCGTCCGGGTCTTCGAGCCTTTAAATGGATTCGGATTCTTCCCCGTGCGGAAGGTGCCGGGAATACGGCCCTTCTTGACGAAGGAGTTGACGACGTGTTTCGCTTTGCCGTAGGCCATGTTTCAGGCCTGTCTACTTGCGTCCGCCGCGTTTACGGCGCCCGCCCTTGCGACGGCGACCGCCCTTGCGCATATGGGATGAACGACGTGCCATGGTGCCCTTTCCCGGGGCCGGAAAATAAAAAAGCCCCGATTTGAAGGTGGAGTTTTTCAAATCGAGGCCGCCATGAGTCGCCCACGACGAGCGTTAAAGCGGAATCTCCTGTCAGGTTAGACAACTACTCTTAGGAGACGACAGGTGTCAACTGAAAAAAGAAAAGGCGACCCGTGCGGCAGGCCGCCTTGCTTGCTTCAGATGATTGGGTGGGATGGTGATGAAACGGGAACGACTATACCACAGTCAGTCCATGCCCAGCACTTTTCGCACGGCATCCCGTTCGGTTTCATTGAGTCGGGTATGTTCAGTCAAGAGCACCTGCTGCTTGCCGCCCTGGTTCAGGAGAATGCGGATCTCTGCGGTTGCTTTCCGCAAGCGCAAAAGCTCGATCAGCTTGTCGACGGAGACGGAGCTCTTGATGGTGGTGTGGGTGACGAAGAGGTCCCGGTCATCCACGATGATGGCGTCGACGTTAGAGGGATCGATGGGGGCATGGCCGTTGGCTCTCATCGCACCGTATGGCGCACCAGCCATGCGAACATCCCGGACACGTTCATCAACCACAGGAGAAGAATAATAACCACCAGCCAGTTGAAGAGCGCCCGGTAGTTCGCCGCCATCGGCAGGTGGTAGTTCACCAGATAGATCAGGACAATGACCGCGATGATGACGATCGCCATTTCCAGAACAAGCATCGGTTCTCTCCTTATCGCGACTCGGTAACCGTCGTTCGCGGGTTGCCTTCTCCCTTGCCTTTCTGCTTCACGGCGGGCGCTTTCTGAGCCGACGGGGGACGTCCGCCGGCGTGGGGCTTCCCTTGTCCGGGAGAGGGCCCTTCCCCACCGAGTCCGACCTGGCCGGCGAGTTCCTTCGCCTGGGCCATGAGCAGGATCTCGAGCTTCTTCCAATTGACCCACTTCTGAAACTCCGTATCGCCGGGGATCTCCCCGAAGTTATCGATACCGAGTTTCTTCGCGACCGTGTGCGGGGAGATGGGAAAGCCGCCGCGATAGAGCTGAAGATACTTCAACTGCTCGGCCTGCTGGGTGATCTTGAGCAGAGTCGAGGGGATCGAGATCAGCCGCATGTTCCGGGCGAAGGCCTTGGCGCGGTCCATCGTCGTGTAGTAGGAGCGCTTCGGGATGACGACGCCTTCCGGACCCTCCTCCATCGGCAGGACCACCCCTTCGATGTACTCATCTTCCAGATGCGAGGGGATGAGCGATGCCGGATCGAAGTCGAGCATCTCAGGCGTGATCTGATCCGGACCCACGTATTCGATGATGCGTTTGGTATCCATCCACTGCGGCACCATGAACTTCAGCATGTAGGCCACTTTCGCGTTGGAGGCCTCCATGGACGCGGCAATACCCTTGGCAATCGGGCCGATCGGATCGGTCGCTTTATCGAAGGAATCGGCATTGAGGTTGGCGCGCATGTGGATGAGGTTCCCCAGATCGTTGATGCCCAGCTGCTGCTCGATCATCGTCTTCAGGAGCTCGACGAACTGGTAGTTGACCGGCTCGACCCGGACTTCATCGGGGAGAACCGACTGCAGGACTTCCCTGGGCTTGCCATCGACGCCGACCCGCATGGACTTCTCGAAGATGTCGAAGTTCTCCATCCGCGGGCCGCCGGTAGCGGTGCGGTCGTAGCCGAGCGGGGGATCGAGCTTCGTCGTCAGGACCACATCCATCTGGCGCTCGTGCTTGCGCTTGGTCTGCTCGATCGAGCCCACGGCATCGGTGAGCGAGAGCCCGAGCGACTCCCACGGCCAGTCATCGACGGTGAACTGCACGGTGGGAAGCTTGCCGTGCCAGTCAAAGCCGGGACCATCGTAGAGCGGCTGTTTGACGGTCGGTGAGGAGATCAACAGACGCAGCTGGGGATAGACGCGGCAGTCTTCGAGGCGCGCCGGCCGGGTGAAGGGGAAGCCGTTGCGGATTCCGCCGAAAACAGGAGCGCCCACCGTCGGCACTTCGTAATACCACGAGGTCCCCAGATCGCCCATCGGGAGCGTCGAGCCGGTCGTGTTGATCCGCATGTCGCGGACAAAGGTGTAGCGCAGCTCGCAGTAGAGGTTGCCCCACTGCCGGGTGTCCTGGCCGTAGCGGAAGCGTTCCTGCCAGTGGATGCGCCGGGCGGCAAAGCGGGTGGGCTGACCGATGAAGTCGATCGGTTTCAGCTGCTCCTGAAAGAGCGGAAACCGCGCGTGCGCCTCCGCAATCGGCATGTACTCGTAGATGGTCACGCAGTAGGCGTCCTGGACATCGTTGGACTTCGGGACCTGGACGGGCAGGACATCCAGAAGGCCGAGGGGCTCGAAAATGATCCGGCGTTCGCCGAAGCCGTAGTCCTCGGCCTTGCACTTCGGCCAGAGGTAGCCGATCCCCATCGTGACGGCATACTGGAGGGCCTGGCGCAGGGCGCGGGGGTACTGCGATTCGGAGTAGATGGCTTTGACAACCTTGTTCTGGATCTCGAGGTAGGGCTTGTACTGGATGGCATCGGAGCCATAGAGGGCGATTTCGCGGACGTCGGCCAGGGTTTCGACAAACTTGCGGATGCAGTACTTCAGGAAGTTCGAGGCCAGGGTCGAGGTGGTGCGGTCCTGAAAGATCCCGTCGAACAGTTTCATGTTCGCGCCGAGGTTCTTGTAGGAGCGCTGCGACTGGATGTAGCCTTCGCCCTCCCGGATCTGGTCCTCGATGGCGGAGAGGCGGCGCTCGGGGGTATCCTCAAACGGGGGGATCTGCCAGGAGGCGGTATCGCGTTCGGTTTCGTGGAAAACGACGCTCATTTTCCGTCCTCATGCGCTTCGGCGTGCATGAAGCTTTCCCGCTTCATCCGGTTCTTCCGTTCGTACTCGTCCATCCTCGCCAGGGCCTGCCGGCAGAACTGGCGGTTCAAGGGGTTTCTCGAGTTCGCCATGCGTTCGTGGAGATCGGAACGCAGAGCGGCACGGATGGGACCCTCGAAGGCCTCGCGCTCGTCGTCCTTCATCTCCTCGTCACGCTTCTCCTGATCGCGCATCTTTTGAGACCAGATCTCGACCTCATGCGCGGTGCGGCAGACGACCTTCACAAAACCGAGACGGACGAGAACCTTGGGCACCGGATACATTTCCGGTAAACCCACCACGATCCGGTTCAAGCGCCGGGAGTGCCAGAAGACCACCGCAATCGGGGAGACGGCAGGTTTCACGGTGTGTTTCGGAACGAAGATTCCGGCATCGGTGCGAACGTATTTCACCGCTTTCTCCGTAGACCGGCCTTGCCGGAGATCCGGTGGTCGGTCTGGGCCTGCTTGACGCGGTCGCGGCCCAGGCGGCCGGGGAAGTGCCGGACCATGACGGCCCTTCCAAGATCGGAACGGTGACGGGTACGGCGTGCCATAACATCACTCTCCTACGGATACGGATGCGAGTTCGGGATAGGATCTATCGATCTCGGGTAAGACTCCAGACTTCACCGTGTAGTGCTTGTGTGAGCGTTCCTGGAGTACCTGAAGATGATGCCGGGAGATATACGCCATCGCGGCCGCCCGGATACGGTCGTCGTGTTTGCCTGCCTGATGCTCCAGCTTCGTCTTGCCGGTGAGGGAGAGCTTCCGCTCGTAGTCGCCCAGCTCGCGGATGAAGAAGGGCGACTTCGGCTGATACCAGCCGTTGTTGATGGCATCGACGAAGCGGTGCGTCATGAACGGCACCGACCAGGGGTTGGAGAACCAGCCTTCCTTATGGGCGTCGGTTTCCTTGATCTTCTTCGAGTCGTAGCGGATCATGCGGTGCTGCCAGGTGAAACCCATCAATTTCAATTGCAACTGGCAGTCGTCGCCGGGCTTCATGCGCTGCTCGATGACGTATTTCACGCCGCGGGGATCTCTCGCCTTCGCCCCGTACCAGGCCCCCAGACACGCGGCGAAGCCGACCATCTGGGGCGGGTTGACGCGGACGGAGGCAAACTCGGCCACCTGGACGTCCGGGTAGGTGGCATTCACGCCCAGGCGCGTGACGTTACAGACGGCTCGGTCTTCATCGTCGTGGCCTAAGCCGTCGGCCGTATCGATCCCCAGGGTGTAATCGCGGTCGGGCTTGGGCTCTTCGAAGACGAGCACCTTATCGAAGCCTTCACGCTCCTGGGAGTCGTCGAAGGGTTTCAGGGGGACGAGCGTCCAAGAATAGTGGTTGCCCCGGTGGGAGGTCCACTCGACAAGCTCGCGCGGGGCGTCCCAGTCGATGGCTTCCGGATCGGGCTCAAAGCCGTCGTCGATCTGGGGGCCGATGATGACATAGACCTTGTAGGCCCGCGGGCGCTCCTGGGTCATGACCTCAATGCGTTCGGGATCGAAGACAAGGTCATTCCTGCCGGTGAGCGCTTCCACATCGTCGGCGGGCATCTGGGAGAGCCAGATGCGCTGGGTGCGGGTCTTGACGGCGGCCAAGTAGTTGAACTCCCAGAACCACTGCTGCTCGCGCGGCAGGACGTAGTCGTGGCCGCAAAGAGAGGCGAGCACCGGGGTCGAGCGGATATAGAACTCGCATTTCCGGACGTGCTTGCGCGTGTCCTCCGAGGGGTACCAGTCTTCCGGGATCGGGAACTTCTTCAGCCAGTCGGGTTCCGGGTAGAGGTCGGTCGCCAAGGGCCACGGTAAAAACAGCGGGCAGAGCCGGGCGCGGCCGCGCGGGAAGTCTTCTTTAATGGCGCGCCAGTAATCAGCCTGCCAGCCGGTGTTGCCGTTGCCGGTGCCCTCGAAGACCTGGAAGAGCTTCCGGGTGGGGTGCGTCGCGCGGAGCAGACCCTCTTCGATGACCTTCTTGGGATTCGGGATATCGCCGACTTCGGAGATGTGGATGGCGGTCGGGGTCCACCCCTGCGCGATGCCAGTCGGTTGCATGCCGGACTGGATCGAGAGCACGCTGCCGTTGTTCCACTCCATCATTTTCCCAACGCGTTCGGCAATACGCTGGGGAACGAGCCACCACGGGCAGCGTTCAAAGCAGATGTTCAGGATGCGCCCGATAAGTTCGGACTTGTCGGCCTGGACCGAGGCCATCACGGCCTGAACGTTGCCAAGGAAGAGGAGCCGGTGGAGGAACTTCAAGGCGACACGCGTCGAGATGCCGACCTGCCGGGCTTTCAGGAGGAAGAGTTCGATGGCGACTTCCTTATCCTCAAAGCCGGCGACGACGCGGTCGAAGGCTTCCTGGGACTGGCGCGGCCGGAAGCGAAAGATTTCGCCCTTCTCATCGCAGATGTAGGCGTAGCGGGTGACCCAGTAGCTCTCGTCGATGGAGCAGAGGATCTGCTCGTTCTGCACCCAGTTCTGGATCTCGTCGAGGCGCGACTGGGTGAGGCGCTTCGAGAGATCGATGTACATGTGCTTGGAGTTGGACTCGATCTTCGTGATGGACTTCACGTAGTTCTTGAACTCATCGACCTGGGCGAGCGAGTGGTAGACGGGTTCCCAGTGGTGGCGCCGGGCGAAGGCCTGGCGCTTGGACTCGATGATGCGGCGCGCGTACATCTCTCAAACCTTCTCAAACAGCGATTGCCGGACAGGAACTTCCGTCCATCGGATCGGGCACTGTCGACTTTCCCAGTCATTCATCATCTCGGACGGAGTTTTGCCATCGACTTTCTGATCCCTTCTGTAGTTGCGTGCGATCGAGGAGGAGTCCACGGAATGGAATGGATAGATGGAGGTGGAGAGTTGCATTCCCCGCAGCATATGAACCCAGCAGGGGGGATAGCCGGAACCCTTGCAGAGAAAGTTAAAGGTTTCGTTCATCCGGTTGTTCCAGGCGTCAGAACCGATTTCGGCAAACGCGCCCGCCGATCCAATACAGATCCGCTCGAAATTGCGGGACAGGCGTTCCAGACGTGGGAAGGATTCATCGAGGTGCCAGACCGGGGCGGCGCGGCGGTAGTTGCCCGGCGCGTGATACCAGGCCCCGATGAGCTGGTTATTCATCGCCTCGTCGCCGTCGATGACGTCCGGGATCACGGCCCAGGTGGTGGCCACTTCCAGCCACGGCCGTACCCAGTCGTAGTAGGGTGTCCAGTCCTCGCGGCAGCCGTGATTGCGCCAGAAGGTATAGGCGCCGTTATCGAGCATAACGGAGGAACCAATGCGATGGCAGACTTCAGTATTGCCGGAGTATTCGAAGGAGACGCAGAAGTGTTTTCCGGCAAGCGTGTAGAGCACGGAACGGGGCGAGATGTCGGCGCCGAAGTAGTGGATGGTCATTCCTGGTCTCCGTCGGTGAGCAGGCGCTGGGTGTCTTTCAGGTCCGGGAAGATCTGATCGGTATCGACATCGTCCGGGGAGACGCCGGCGACGGCCGGGTGCAGCTCCGGGGGGAGGACAATCGTCGTGCCTTTCGGGGTCGGCAGGAAGCGGAGGGCTTTATCGATGGCATCGCGGTCTTTCACACCCTCGGGCAGCATCGCGTACTCCACACGGCGGCGGACCAGGTTCGGGTGGTTGGAGAGCGCGATCAGCTTCACCATGTTGGCCGAGGAGCGCTGGAGGGCCAGAAGGATCTCGCCTAAGAGTTCCGGGATGCCCACGCCGGCCAGGATGGCGAAGCCTTCCAGGGGCACCAGCTCGCGGTCTTTCACCGTCTGGGCCTCGTAGGTTTCCAGGAACTGTCCGATGATGGGAACATCCCGGGCCAGGCGCATGGTCTCGAGGATGGCGGGGATACCGCCTTCGGCTTCGGCCAGAATGCCGGTGAGCGGGGCGGCATTGGCGAGGGCGGCGGCGCTAATCCCCAGTTTCGCCAGGTAGAGGTCGAGGGTTTCGGCGAGCGACGCGTCGGCGCTCGGCTTCAGCTTCTTCTTCGCGGCGAATGACATTCTGCTCCCGCCATCCGATCGAGGTCCAGTCGGTGAGGGTGGGTTCTCCGGTCTGGCCTTGCTCTTCACGGAGTCGCTCCTCGGCGGTGGGGATATAGGAGATGGTGACATCGCGCGGGGCGGTTTTTTCCGGGTAGCGCTTCTGGAGATCGATTTCCATGGTTCGAGCGATGGAGTGGATGGCCATGGCCATCTGGTTCAGGGCGGCGACCATGCCTTCGAGTTGCTTCCGGATGGAGAGGTAGGGATCGAGGGGGACGGCCCTCGGGACGTCGGGATCGGGAGTCCATGGAGGTTCGTCCGGCGTCATGCCCCATCGCCACCTTCCGGAGCTTTCTCGGGG